GTTGTGCCGGGCGTGTTCCTTTTCCAGACCCTTCTGCTCGGCTTCCAGGTCGTGCATCCGCTTCTTCGCCTGCTCTCGCATCTGTCTTATGGTCTCGGTGACGAGCGTGCCGTCATTGCCGATACCGCGTATCTGGTCGATTACGAACTGCTCGATTTCGTGGGCGGGAATCGACTTCGTCGGGCAGTTGTGCCAGCCGCGCTTCTGTGCGTTGAGGCAAACGTAGTAGCGGTAACGCTTGTTCCCGTTCTTCTGCGTGTGGCTGTGGCTCATCGCGCAACCGCACGGCGCGCAATAGAGGAGTCCCTTCAGCAGCGCGCCGAATCGGTTGCGGACGTGCTTGCCGCCGGACGCGCCGTTGCGATGGACTAGTACCTGCACCCGCCGGAAGATTTCCGTGTCCACAATTGCCGGGTGTTCGCCGTCGTGGACTTCCTTTCGGAGCGTAATCTTTCCGGCATAAAGGACATTCCTGAGGAGGTGCAAAAGCGTGCATTTATTGAACGGCTTCCCGCCACGCTCACGCCCGTCCTGGTTAATCCAGCGCTTGTTCGTCCAGAGACGCTTATCAAGGACCTTGATTGTCTCGATGAGCGACTCGTGCTCAAGGTACAGCTCGAAGATGGCCCTCACGCGTGCGGCCTCATCTTCGTTAACAACAAGGCGTCCCCCACCGGGTGCGACGTCGTAGCCGAGGATTGGACGCCCGCCTGACCACTTGCCTTTCCGCCGTGCGGCGTGAATCTTGTCGCGAGTGCGCTCGCTAATCATCTCGCGCTCGAACTGCGCGAAGGATAGCAGCACGTTCAGCATCAGCCGCCCCATTGAGTTGGTTGTGTTGAACTGCTGGGTTACGGAGACAAAGGAGACGCGGTGCTTCTCAAGAGTTCCCATTATTCTTGCGAAGTCCAGGAGCGAACGTGACAGGCGGTCGACCTTGTAGACCACGATGCAGTCAACTTTGCCAGCCTCAATGTCCGCCAGGAGACGCTGGAGCGCTGGTCGCTCCATGTTGCCGCCGGTGTAACCGCCGTCGTTGTAACGGTCAGGCAGGCATACCCATCCCTCGTGCCGCATGGAGGCGATATACGCTTCGCCTGACTCGCGCTGCGCGTCGAGCGAGTTGAATTCCTGCTCCAGCCCTTCCTCGGTGGATTTGCGCGTGTATATGGCGCAGCGGATGGATTGTTTTTCAGGCATGGTCGTCCCCTTTCAGAAGTCCGAAAAAATGGTAGCCGTTCCAGTGCGTGCCGGTGACGGCCCTGGCCACTGCGGAGAGCGACCGGTAAACCTTGCCCTCGTATTCGAAGCCGTTGGGCAGCACCGTCACAATGACCGTCCTGCCCTTGTAGTCCCGCTCCAAGACCGCGCCGGGCATTGGCAGGCGCTCGTCCTGCGAAATGTGCAACTCCCCCACTCGCGTCCGCTCCGGCGCGGGTAATGAGGTTATTTTCGGCGCGTGCATACGGATGTCCGCGTCGCTGGCAAGTTCCTCGGCCCGGCGGCGGGCGCGTTCCGAGAGGCTGCCCTCCCCCACCGATTGGATTCTCCACGCAATGCGCTTGACGAGGAAGTCCTTGTGACGGTTGCGTGTCTCCTCGCCGAAGACCTCGGCGTAGCGCCGCCGCAGTTCTTCCAGCGTCATGCGCTTCAAAAGTGCGATGTCTTTCCCGATGTTCATGTGTTCTGCCCTCCTCTCTAAAGGTTCTCACGTGCGTTAACCGGTGGGAGGATCAGGCAACGGTTTCGCGCGAAAGCCAAGTGGATTCCCGGCGAATTGTGAGAATTCCCGCGGTGCGCCGCACATCTCGAAGTCGGCCGCCACGGGCAGCACTTGCGGGCGAGAACTGAGACGCAGGAGCCCCGCTGCGAATATCGCCGAGAGTTCACGGACTCGGTCTTCGGGGGTGAAACTGATGTCTGTCAAATCATCTTCGAAAGCATGCATGGGCACTCTCCGTGAGTCAGAATACCGCGACGCCCTTTGCGTTATCTTTGGCGCGTCGTACGGTTGGAACGTTCTCTCTATCGTTAACCTACTTCGCCATAGTTCGAGACGACTTTCTGGGAGGCCAAATAAACGACTTAAAACCGTGTTTAGCCGGTTGGTTAGCGCGCAAGAGAGTCGTTTTCACCGCATAAAACTGAGTTTTGCGGAATTTTCCCGCACAAAATGGAGTTTTGCGGCATGGCCCACCTTTGAAAAGGGGCCGGATGGGGGCAAAACTCCAGCGTCCAATAACACGTAACCGCCCACGGCGCAATAGGCTAAGGCTGTTTTTTTCCGCTTTCCGGGGGGTACATTTCCGGGTCAAAACAGGGGGTTTTCCGGGGGTTTTCATGGTATTTAGCGCCCGTTTTGCGCATGATCCGCACGCCCATGTTCCGCTAATAAAGTTCGTAAGCATCGCAACGCCCATTAGTTAGGTGTGTTTTCGCCCGCGACAACCGTCAATCCGCGAAACTTGAGCCCCTGGAACCGCATAATAGTTGAGCAACAATCGCGCACGTTTGCGCACCGTCCCGTACGGCGCAAGTCCGCGTATCCTTCCTAGCCCTTGCGTCCCCGTTGCGCACCCGCGCGAACGTGGCGCGAAATTTACGCCACATTAGCGCGAGAGCACGACGGTTGCCGCCGCCCGGCCTAACAGAGCGCCAATCTGCGGCATTTCTCGGAATTCCGCGACATTCCACTTGGCACCCCACCCCCGCATCGTATGATCCATGCGACGTTTAACACGTTTCCCTTTTCCCAAAACACGGAGGATTGCCATGAAGAAGCACAAGAAAACACAGAAGTCCGAGGCCGCGAAGAAGTCCCAGACGAAGGTTGCGGAAGCGCAGAAGACCGCGCCGGAGACGCCCAAGAAGGCCGCGCGCGAGGACGGCAAGATGTCCGGACTCGACGCCGCCGCGAAGGTTCTGAAGGACGCGGGCGAGCCGCTGAACTGCAAGACCATCGTCGAGCGCGCCATTGCGAAGGGCTACTGGACGACGAACGGCAAGACGCCCGCCGCGACGGTCTACGCCGCAATCATTCGCGAGATCGCCACGAAGGGCGAAACCTCGCGGTTCCGCAAAACGGAACGAGGGATGTTCAAACTCAACGCGTAACATCGGTCCCTCCAGAAGTCCCGACCACCCCAGCATCCGCTGGGGTTTGTCGGTGATCACGCCATCACAACCATCAATCCTCACGGACGCGCTCAAGAGCGGCCCCCGTTTCCAGATAACGGTTTGGGGGGTTCTTTTTCTCCGAGTGCCACCCTGACGAAGTCGGCAAACGTAAATCCGCCGCCGCTCTGCTCCACTTCGTGCCTGTCCGCGTGTCCTAAATACTGTTTGCTCAGCCATATCAGCATCGTCGCGTTGCCGTCCATCGCTAGGTGATACATCTTGCGGCGAATGCTCTGTTTCCCCCTGAGACGCCCCTTTTCCAATGCCGCCATGAAACGTCGTTCCAGCGTGGCCTTGGAGCACCCCACCACCGCGCCGATCTCCTCGGTGGTGCACATGATGCTTGCGAGCGCCTCCACTTGCCTTGCGTCAATTACTTTCCTGGGCCGTGCCATTGTTTGGCTCCTTTGGTTCAGGTTTACTTGTCAACCCATCCGCCGCACAGGCGACAGATGGAGCGGGGTGCCGGAACTGCCCCGACCCCTCCAACCGGGGAGGCTGGCGGCTCTCTCTTGAGCCTTCCCCCGCATCTACCCACCAGCGGCAATCCACCTTCTTGGGATAACCCCGTGCGCGCCAGCGCATGAGAGACTCGCGCAGAAGACGCTTGCGCTCGCGGTGGCTACATAGGAACTTCACGTAACGGAACTGATAACCTTTCCACTTGGCGAATCCCTGTCGTGTCCACTCCGCCCGCGCCCTCGTGCCTAATCGTGTTATCATCAAACGCGGATGTATCGGGCCGCCGTGCTCGTCCACGTACAGGTCGGTCTTGATGAATCCCCCGTAAAGCCAGGACGCCGCCTGGTACACGAAGCCGGGCTTGCCACGCAATCCGTCAGCCCAGGAGAAGAGCACCTTCACGTCCGGTCTGTTCTCGCGTATCCATTTCACGCACTGTGAGATGAACCGCGACTCGGAGTTGCGTGGCATGTCGTCGCGCACGCACAGCCTGTTGAGTTCTAGGTAATCCTTCACGCCTAGGCTCGGAAAGAGGCGTTGTATCGTGTGCCTCGGTCTCACGCCGTAACCCCACATCGCTACCGCCGCGAGTTCGCCGTTCGCATCAAGCGCGCCGAGGTTGACCAAGCAGTGCGGCGGAAATATCTTTGAGTAATGCCACAGCCTGACGAAGGCTTTGGCTTCTTGAAGCGATAAAAGATGAACTCCGCTACTTAGCATGCTGTTTCTCGCGTAAACGTCGCGCCACGTTGCGCCGGGTTGCGTTCCTTTGCTGCCGCTTGGCGGTTTACTCGACCTTCGCCTCGGGGCGCGCCACGGCGCAACCGTGTGCGAACGGCCGTTAGTTGTCTCGGCTCCATCTGTCTTGCTCGTCAGCGACGCGGCGGCCAACGGTCGCCTCAACCATCGCCTCTACGATTTGGGCCGGAGTTTCTGTCGTGTTCGTCAGGTTCACCCCGCCGGTCAACGCGGTCTCCTGCCTCTCGCTCTGGCCGAGGTGCTGCTTGCCCAACCATATCAGCAGTGTTGCGTTGCCGTCCATTGCCAACTGATACTGCTTGCGCCGCAGGCTCTGTTTTCCCTTAAGCCGGCCCTTTTCCAATACTGCCGTGAAACGCCGCTCCAGCGTATCACTGGAGCAGTCCAGTACCGCGGCGATTTCAGCGTTGGTGCACATGATACTGGCGAGCGCCTCCACTTGCCTTTCGTCAATTACCTTCCTAGGTCGTGCCATGGTCGGCTCCTTTGGTTCAGGTTTATTTGTCAACACCATCAGTCGCACAGGCGACAGACATAATGCTTGCGGTTTTCTTGTTGTTGAGAGATTCCAAACGACGCGCTCTCCGTCGTTTTTTATACTCTACAGCAAGGCTACTGGCACAAACGCGGCATATTCCCATCACGCCGTTGCGGCCTGGGTAGTTATAGTACTCCGTGACCGGCTTGTACGAGCGGCACTTACGGCATCTCTTCCACCACACGCCGTCCCGCAGAACGCAACCGCTATGTATGCGTTTGTGATCAAGTCGCGTGACAAGCCGAAGGTTTTCAATTCGGTTGTCGAGTTTGTCACCGTTGACGTGATGCAACTCCATGCTTGGCGGAACTGGGCCGTGATGCGCTTCCCAGACAAGGACGTGTTCAAATTTCTGCTTTCTGTTTTTCATTACGATGCGCCGGTAACCGTATGGAGTAATATTTCCGCTCACCTCATGTTCTCCTCGCGAGGTTTCATGGGGATAGGCGACGCGCCGGTGCGCTCAAGAATCGCGGGCTTGCCGGTGAAACGCTGGAACCTGTCGGAGATGACATCACAGTAGAGCGGGTCAATTTCCATGATGAACGCCCGCCGCCCAGTCTTCTCCGCCGCAATGAGCGTGCTTCCAGATCCGCCGAAGAGGTCGAGGATGTTCTCTCCGGGACGCGATGAATAGGTCATTGCTCTGACCGCAAGTTCTACTGGCTTGGCCGTTAAATGTTCCATTTGCTGGGAGGGAATTTTCTTCACCGACCAGACATCAGTGGCGTTGTGGATCTCCGGCGTGAAGTAATGCGCCGCGCCCTCGCGCCAGCCGTAGAAGCACCACTCGTGATTTCCCATGAAGTCTTTCCGTGTGAGGACCGGATGCTCCTTCACCCAGATAATCATCTGGCTGAAATACAACTCGCACGCCTTGAGCGCGTTGGGATAGTTCCAGATGTTGCTGTACCCGCCCCAGATGTAGTAACTGCGTCCGGGCTCCAGGACTCGCTGGACGTTTCCGAACCACAGCCTCAGCATCTTCTCGAACTGCTCGTCCGAGACGAAGTCGTTGACGAGCGGCCTGTCCTTCGGACGCATCTTCGTGGTCGTGGCGTGCGCCCCACCCTTGCGGATTGCCGCGTCCATTCCCTGCTGGCCCATGTATGCACCCGAAGCGGCCGCGGCGACGGAGGCGTTGTTGCTTCTCGGTGCGACGCTCACGTTGTAAGGCGGGTCGGTATTGACGAGTTGTATCTTCGCACCGTCCAGGAGGCGGTCAACATCCTCGGTTTTGCTGGAGTCACCGCACAGAAGGCGATGGTCGCCGAGCAGCCAAAGGTCGCCCGGTTGCGTGATGGCCTTATCCGGCGGCTCGGGGACATAGTCGGGGTCCTGCAGACCCGCGTTGCCAAAATAGTCCGGGCCGAGAATCTTCTCGAGTTCCTCATTGGAAAATGCCAGTGTTCCCAGGTCGAGGTCTGCTGCGACGAGGTCCTTGAGTTCCACCTGCAGCGAGTCAAAATCCCACTCCGCGAGTTCCGCTGTCTTGTTGTCCGCTATGCGGAACGCTTTGGCCTGCGCGGGCGTAAGATCGCTGGCGATGACGCATGGAACATCAGATAGGCCGAGTTTCTGAGCCGCGAATAGGCGGGTATGGCCCGCAATGATAACGCTGTCCCGGTCGATGACTATTGGGACTTTGAAGCCGAAGGCTTTAATTGACTTGGCAACCGCGTCAACTGCCATTTCGTTTTTTCGCGGGTTGTGCGGGTAGGGTTTCAGCGTTTCGATGTTTCGCATCTCAACTTTCATGATCTACTCTCCGTAAAAAGCACCTGAGCCAAAAACCGGACAAGCAAAACAAACTGTCTCTAATGAGGCGACTGTTCCCGCGGGCGTCATGAAGCGATTCCGCCCGGAAGGAACCATTTACTTCATCTGCACATGCGCTCCACGGCATTCAGCGGTTTCCGTTTCAGGTTTTTCAATCACGGTTACGGTTACACTCGGTTACGCTATTTTCCGGTTTATGCCCCATGAGAACGAAATACACACTTATAGGGAAATAGGCGTAACTAGGTGTAACCTGTAACCGACCCCGCAGTGGAAAGGCCAACACCGACAAAAACGCGCTCTGCTTTCCCGCCGGTTTTTTTCACGGTTTCGGAAATGCCCGCATGTTGCCGGACGCGCTTGATGAAGATGTTGCGGTTCAATGGATGCTTTTCGCCCTGTTCGACGGCCCAGACCTCATAAGCCTTGTAAAGTTCCGTTTTCCCCACAAAAGCGAAATTGTCAAAAAAGCACTTCTCGCCGAAAAAGTCGGTCAGGTTGTCTTCCTCAGCGCGATAACTTTCGGTCGCCGCCTGGACTTCCGGCGGTGCCTGAAGGCCATCTTCTTGCCAGGCCAGGCAACCTTCGACACACCAGTTCAAAATGCCGCTGTATTCATCGCGGAGTTTGCGGAGCAAATCTTTATCCTGGTGCTCCAGCGGAAACTGGACAGTGAAGGGCAGCAGGCGGACACGGCGCCAAATCGCGATAGTGTCATCAGCGATTCGCGGCGTGTGATTCGTGACTAATATCAGTTTGTGCGTTCGCTGAAAACTGAAATAATCGGCTCGCATGTATCTCGCAGTCAGCGTGGAATCGCCCGTCAGCGCTTTCACGCGCGAAATACGCAACCGCTGACCATCCTCGCTCTCGGAGGCAACCGCAAGCCGCCGTCCGCAAAGCGTCGTTAGTTCTGTAGGATGCTCGGTATCTCTGCGGGTCACTAAAAGATCAGCAGGCACTATCGCCGCGTAGTCGCCCAGCAAGTTCACCAACGTATCTGTAAGGACGCTCTTGCCGTTTTGCCCGCTCCCGTGAAACACGTGCAGAAATTGCTCAGAAACATCGCCGGTTAGACAATGCCCAACAAGGTGTTGAAAATAGGCGATCACGGCGCGGTTCCCGTCGAAAATCTCGCTGAGGAATTTATCCCACCGGGGACATTTGGCTTGCGGGTCAAAAACGACGGTTGCGAGTTTCGTGATCATATTCTCGCGCCTGTGCGGGCGTGCCTCGCCGTTTCGCAGGTCAATCGTGCAGTTTTCGACATTCAACACAAATGGGTCACGGTCGAGTTCATCGGGTGTCACCGCCGCTTCGGGCCGCGCCAGAGCGATCATCGCCTCCAGCCTTCCCCTCTCTTGCGAACGGGCCGCCCAACGTGCCAACGTGGCGCTTGATGCGCCCTTCCGGGCCGCCTGTTCCGCCTGGTCGAAAAGGCCCAACGCCGTTTCCTTCGCCAGCCTGAGAATTTCCAACTTTTCGTCCCGCTTCCAACGGCAACCGTCCCAAATCATCCACGTGCCCCACGCGCCACAATATCGAATGTCGCGCCTGTAGCGCATAATCAACCGCGCGGCGTTTCCCATATCACTAGGTAGTGCTGCAACGGCCTGTGTGGGATAGAAGTATGCCTCTCGCGGTTCTTCGGGCAGTTCCGCCGCTTCCTCAGCCTTCGCTTGAATCGCGGCGGTCTTTCTGTCCAACCGCTGCGCAACGCGCGCTAACTCAGGGGCAAGGCTTGATTCTTTCGTTGCGGTCATCGATTCCCCGCCACTGGCCCGTGTCCTTGACGCCGTAAAAACTGCCGCAGTCGGTCAATGTCGCCCTCAGCCCAAAGAAACGCAGAACCCACTTTCACTTCGGGGGCCGGTATGTGTCCTTCAGCGATAACCCAACGGATATACCCGGGGGACAGAATAAAACCCTCGCCTTTCAGAGTCCGAACAACTGCCTGTGTGTCCATAGTCTGCCCTCACAACTACGTGATAAGAAGTGTCGCACCACAGGAAAGGCGTTGTTCACACGTGAACGCGAAAAAAGGAATGCATCTAAAGGGTGTTTTTGATATGTTTGTTTTCGATAAGGCAGCGTAAGACGCGGTGCAACCAATGGGGCGGCATGATGTTGTGCAACTATTCCAAATTCCTACGTATTTTCTTACATTCCAGGTTCTTTCTTATTATTCCTGTTCACCCGTGAACGGGCCATTTCCTCTTTCTTTTTGTCTTTGAACTGGTCTATTAAGCACGCCTTTAATTCTTCCCACTTGTCTTGGGGCATCTCCTTTTCGGGTGTAACCCCTACGTACTTGCACGCCTCTATAAAAGAAGCGCGGGGGTTTTCGTAAAGATACGGGAGGAGTTTTCCCAACACTTCTTCATCTTCAAGAGTCTTTAGTACGCTATCCTTGTCGGCAACGGGTCGGTTCCCGCTGGCCGTAGCACTGTCTGCCGTTACATCGGTGTGCAAATCCTCCTTCTGTTCCTTTGACTTGAATAGCCCGGCCCGTCTGTCCATTTCAGCCCGCCATGCGGGTAAATTGCTCAGATACGCCCCCCGTTCCCATTTTTCCTTTCCCGCACGCGGACATGCCTTATCCAGGTAGGCACATACCTCTTTCATGAGAGCGCCAGGATTATCCTTGAGAAAGGCGGATACTTTCGCATCGATCTTTTCTTTTTCCGCTATCCGACGTTCTTCGCTTGAGCGTTGAATCGCATCTTGTACGCTGCGCGTAAAGTCATCAAAGCCGGCAATCCTCACCTCGTTCAGGACGTTGACGTTTGTAGGCTCGGAATTGGTGTTGTCAATCTTGTTGGTTTTCTCCGCGCCGTTTGCCTGTATGGGCGCGATTGCCTTCAAATACTCGTATGCTTGCGAAACCGTCCACTGAATGATTTCCGGGGGTGTCCGGCCATTTTTCATAAGCGCGGTATTGATTTTATCCCAGATCTCATCAGGCTCGCACTTCGGAAATATCTCTTGGAAACCGCGCAGAACAGCGTCGTCAGGATAATACCTTTGGGCGTCCGCCATTTTCTCAGTCCAGGGTTCAGGGTCAGCAAAGACGCCTTTCTTGGGATCGGGAAGGACTTTTGCATCTTTTAGGCGCTGCATCCCCTCCGCCATCATCTTGTCGTAACGTTCAGCTGGCGTTTCTTCACCCGCTTTCCCCGCGCCGTGTATGGCCTGAGCGTCCAGAAGCAGACAATGAAGGGTATGCCCTGCGGCCTCAATGCTCTCCCTGTCCCCTTCCCCAATCTTACCGGGCAGAAGGGCCTTTATTAGCGGCGCGGGATCAGTCCGCAGGCCCAGCCGCCACGCTTCCCGATAAACCGCCTGGAAACCGTCTCGCAGAATGTCTCCCTTCCGCCTTAACTCTGCTATAACATGCGGATCATGAGCGGCAATCGCTTTGAGATTCTCCGAGCAATATCGCGGGTATTCAGTCAAGAGGTCAAGGAGACCGCGCGCAAGGTTGATAAATAACGGCAACCCGTGTGCCGAGAATACGACGGCAGCAGCCTGCAAACGCTCCAACTCTATTTCCTTTTCCCGTAGCCGGAGTTCATCCTGTTTTTCGGGCGGTCCGAAAAACTGCACTTCGGCGGTCAACTTGCACCACTGTTCCCACCAATGTTCTTCGTTTGCTTCCGGCGTTATCGGGCGTGGGGCTTGCGGTTTTTCTTCGGCGGTCTTGTCGGATTTCTTCGCGGGTTTATGTTCTGCACTTCCGCCAGTTTCCCCCGCGCCTTTGGCGGCTTCGGCTTCGACTTCGGCCATTAGTTTCATTGACACTAAGTGCATTTTGTCCAGAGTCTCTTTTACCTTGTGACGTTTTGCATCGGGGAATCCCGTCTTCACGTCGAAATGACTTAGGTCGAATTGCATCCATTCGTCAGGCACTTTATCCTCCAAGCCTTCGCGATACACTGCCTTCTGGCAATCAAAAAGATAGTAGTGAAGTGCCCCCCGGCCCTTCGCCAAGAGTGCCCGAAATGATTCTTTCTCTGCCGAAGACAATTTTTCAAATACCGGCAGTCCCCACAGAGTAAAATTAGTGATAGCGTTGGAAAAGTCATCAAAAGCACAAAATCGCCGGACGGCAGGGGAAAGAGTGACGGCGCATCCGACATCTTCCGCGGGGTTGCCGGTCGGCTCATTGCTGTTGCCAATTCCATGCGCCGCTTCTTTCGCATCCTTTTCAACTTCTTTGGCGGCTTCGGCGTTCTTTTGGTAGTGGCGTATCATAGCGGGGAATGAGGTCATGCACATAATTGATAGAGTTCTGATACTCTGGTCGATATTTCTACCTTTATTCCGCATTTTCGCAAGTTCGTTATTGAAGTATCGCACTCCCCTAAGAATGTCGCGGTGTTCAATCTCTTTCGCAATTTCTAACACAGAAGACTGGCTCTCGGCATTCCCTCTGTTCTCTGGCCTATTGAGACAAGCCGTGAGTCGCGCCATGTCATCCGCATTCAGAACAGGCGGTTCAATTGCGCTGAGAAGGCGTGTAACAAAAGCGCTGTCATCTTCGCCGGGCGTGGGGGTTGCAGAAATGTCCTTACCCATGTTGCATCTCGCTATGCAATCTCGCAAAAGAAGAAGTGGGACGGGCCCGACTTATCGGGGGGAGTTGCGGCGGTTCGGGCGCTACCCTATCCGCCCCGCATAAATTCTACTACACTTCGCCCGCCAGTGCCACAACATCTTAGCCGCCTCGTAAGCGGAGAGAATTTGACGAGGAGAACGCGTGTCCGGGAGTACGCGTTTCAATCCACTCTCCGCCACGCGGGCGGAGAGAATGCGGTAGCCTTCGCCGCCTTCTTTTGGCGGACCGTTTCAATCCACTCTCCGCCACGCGGGCGGAGAGAATCTCCAGGAGATCACCTACGCCGCAAAGCTTGCAGTTTCAATCCACTCTCCGCCACGCGGGCGGAGAGAATGGGGGAAAAGTTCAACAGCCTTCTCGGCTTTGCGTTTCAATCCACTCTCCGCCACGCGGGCGGAGAGAATCATCCATCTTGGCGGGCTCGAACGCGAACCAGATGTTTCAATCCACTCTCCGCCACGCGGGCGGAGAGAATTAATTCCGTCGATTACTCCGGCATCCCCGGATAGTTTCAATCCACTCTCCGCCACGCGGGCGGAGAGAATCATATAACTACTCCTTCCGGCGTATCCATGGGAATGTTTCAATCCACTCTCCGCCACGCGGGCGGAGAGAATAACACGGAAAAGCAACGTGGAGATACTCTAGGAGTTTCAATCCACTCTCCGCCACGCGGGCGGAGAGAATGGTACTAGGTAGCGCATTAGTACGGCCTGGCTTGTTTCAATCCACTCTCCGCCACGCGGGCGGAGAGAATTTCATCTCTCGGTTCACCACCACCCCAAAGCCGAGTTTCAATCCACTCTCCGCCACGCGGGCGGAGAGAATGACTGCGTTTTGGTGGCCGGACTGACGGGTTGCGTTTCAATCCACTCTCCGCC